AGCGTCGCATTTATTTCACTCTTTTTAAAACTTTTCAGCCCACCAAAAAACCACAGGACAAATTATGGGAGCCAGGGGAAAACAATCAACGGCGGCCATGTCTGTAGTACAGCCCAGTGGCATCACCGCAACGCGCAGACCGGTCCCACAGGAAGGATTAACCGATGAACAGGCCATTATTTGGCGCAATGTGGTTGATCGTATGCCGGCTGAATGGTTCCCGGCTGAAACACACGACATGCTGGCTCAGTATTGCCGCCATGTGATTTCTGCCCGACGGGTTGCGGATTTGATTGAACTGCTGACAGCGCAAGATGAATTTGCCACAGAGGATTATGACCGCCTGCTTAAAATGCAGGAACGTGAAGGGCGGGCCATGTCGGCGCTGGCAACACGAATGCGACTGAGCCAGCAATCAACTTACAGCCGAGATCGCGGGAAGGGCACGATAGTCAAGCAACCGCACAAGAATTGACGTGAAGGTACAGACCCGCGCCGAGCGCAACATCGAATGGATTGAAAATAACTGCCGGGTTCCTGAAGGTGTGGACGTTGGCAAGATGGTGGTCCTGAGACCGTGGCAGAAAAAAGACATCACGCGCATTTACGACAATCCACATGTCACCCGCCGGGCTATATTGAGCTTCGGCAGGAAAAACGGCAAGACAGCGCTGGCCGCGTTTTTATGCTTGTTGCATCTGTGCGGCAAGGAAGCGCAATTAAACAGCCAGCTGTTCAGCGCGGCGCAGTCCAGGGAACAGGCCGCGATTCTGTTTATGTACGCTGCCAAAATGGTGCGCATGTCGCCGGAAATGTCTGCCCATGTGGTGGTGCGGGACAGCAGTAAGCAACTGGCCTATCCTGAGTTCGGGACTTTGTACCGGGCACTTTCCGCTGAGGTTTCAACCTCGTTCGGCTTGTCGCCTGTCTTTCTGGTGCATGATGAACTGGGGCAGGTGCGGGGCGAACGTTCACCCTTGTACGATGCGCTGGAAACCGCTATGGCAGCGCATGAAAATCCGCTGTCTGTGATTATTTCCACCCAGGCACCAACGGACAGCGACCTGCTGTCAATCCTGATCGATGATGCCAAGGCGGGTCATGATCCGAAAACCGTTCTGAGCTTATACACCGCTGATCTGGAAGCTGACCCGTTTTGCGAGAAAACCATCCGGCAGGCTAATCCGGCTTTCGATGATTTCCAGAATGCCAAGGAATTATTAAGCGAAGCGGAAGATGCGCGGCGCATGCCGTCGATGGAAGCCAGACACCGCAACCTGTACCTCAATCAACGGGTGGAAGGCCACGATCCGTTTGTTTCCCGCTCAGTGTGGGAGACCTGCGGTGGTGAGCCGGAACCGTTCGGCATGGAAACGGTATATGCCGGGTTGGATCTATCAGCGCGGGCCGACTTGACCGCTTGCGTGCTGATGTTCGAGCGCGACGGCATCAAACACATTCACCCGCATTTCTGGATTCCAGGCGATGACCTTGCTACACGTTCGAGAAAAGACCGTGTTCCGTATGATTTATGGGTGAAGCAAGGGTTTTTGCGTACCACGCCGGGCGGTTCGGTGGACTATGAGTACGTGGTCCACGACCTGATCGAAATTTTATCTGGCGTGTCTTTGGGGCTGATGTCTTTTGACCGCTGGCGCATTAAAGAATTTATCAAAGAAGCGGAACGGGCCGGATTGACCAGCGCCATTATCAAGGAAGACTCAAATGAACGGTTTAATGTGGACTGGCCAATGGGCGAACACGGGCAAGGGTTCAAGGATATGAGCCCGGCGCTGGATTCGCTGGAGGCTGACTTGGTTAATGCCAGATTACGCCACGGCATGCACCCGGTTCTAACCATGTGCGCAGCTAATGCCATTGTGACCAAAGACCCGGCAGACAATCGCAAACTGGACAAAAAGAAAGCCAATGGACGGATCGATGGAATGCAGGCGCTGGCAATGGCAGAAACAGCGATGACACGCCAACCGGCAGCCATGCGACCTGTCGGGAGACTGATCGCGCTATGAGATGGTTCGGCAAAAAGGAAGTCAAAGGCGCACAGTTTGAAGAAGTACTCATGCGTCTGATTGCCGCCAGAGAAGGCATACCCGGCGAAATGGTCACACCCAAAACCTGCCTGGCCGCACCTACCGTGCAAGCGATAGACACCGCGATTAACCGGCGTTTATCCGTCACGCCGGTCCATGTGTATGAAAAATTCATGGAAAACGGCAAGCCGGCCAAAAGAAAACTCCCGGACCACCCGATAAGCCAACTATTGGCGCGGCCCAACTCATGGCAGAGTACGTCCGATTTTATGGCGGACGCTTCCTCTACCTGGGTGCGGTGGGGAAATTTCTATGCGTGGAAAGTCGAGGCGGGCGGCAAGATTAGAGAGCTGTTGCCGCTGAGTCCGGACCAGGTTGAGCCGAAACTGGAGAAAACCGGGCTGTTTTACAAGCTGCAAGAAGAGGGTGGCACAAAACCCTACCCGCACAGCAAGATATTACACGCTCGGGGCCGGGCGGTGAATTTCATCGAGGGTGATTCACCCATCAAGCAGATCCAGACGGCCATCATGATGGAAATCCTGGCGGAGAAATACGGCGAATCATTTTTCCGTAACGGTGCTTTGCCCTTGACGGTTTTTCAGTACATGAGCGGGTTTGGTGCATTCAAGACCGAAGAGGAAGAAACGGCCTTTGTGGAGAGCTTTAAAGCGGCATTCGGCGGCGCAAAACGCTTTAATGCCATGCTGGTACCGCACGGACTGGAATTGAGAGACCCCATTGCAGTGGAAAACGACAAGGCGCAATTTATTGAAAGCCGCAAATTGCAGCGCACGATTATCGCCGGGGCGCTGGGTGTTCCGGTTCATCTGGCTGGCGACCTCGAGAGAGCGACGTTCAATAACGTCGAGCAACAGGACAAGGATTTTGACCTGAACGTCGTTTTGCCGGTGGCTAAATCGTTTGAATCGGCTATGGAGCGCGATTTATTGACGGAACAGGACCGGGACAGCAACGTCATCATCAGATTCAACATGGACAGCACGCTAAGGGCCGCCTTCAAGGAGCGCCAGGAAGGGCTGAAAATTCAGCGTGAAATGGGCGTGATCAACCCGGACGAGTGGCGTGAACTGGAAGGCAAGAATCCACGCGCTGATGATCAAGGCGGCGAGTATTGGGACCAAGGGCCGAGCGGCCAGGGACAAAATGATGCAGAGACCTAACATTACCGTACCGTTGGAGATAAAAGGGCTGAATGAGCGTGAATTTACAGGCCACGGCAGCGTATTCGGCAACAGAGACTACGGTGGCGATATTGTCCTGCCCGGCGCCTTCAAGCACAGCCTGGCCCAGCATCACAAGTCCGGCGGATTGCCGGCTATGTTCTGGATGCATAACGCGGCCAAAGTGCCCGGCAAATGGCTAAGAATGACTGAAAGCAAAAAAGGGTTAGCCGTCAAGGGTGTTTTAGCGCCGACCCCGCTGGGTGATGAAGTTCATACCCTGTTAAAAATGCAGGCAGTCAGCGGCATGAGCATCGGCTACAGGACATTGGAGCAGGATTACGATAAAGACGGCAACCGCCTGATCAAAGAGGCGGAATTGTGGGAAGTTTCCGTGGTTTCCCTGCCGATGAACCCGCTGGCGCAAGTCACGCACGTTAAAACCCGGCTTTCTGAGCGTGGCGAGTACGTGCCCAGCATACGAGAGTTTGAAAACATCCTCCGTGATGTAGGGTGTTCGAAAGATGTGTCCAAACGAATCATCACAAAAGTTTATGAAGACGAGGATCGGGACGATCCTATTCATAAGATGCCTGATTCTCTCCGGGAAGGTGAGCAGGACGCGCTAAAGGCGGCTGAAAAAGTATGCGAAGCATTGCTTGTCGGCCGCATCAATTCAATATTTCATTTCCCCACTAAGGAGACATAACATGTCGGAAGAGACAGGCGGAAGCAAACTGGTCGAAGTCATTGAAAACATCGGGCAGGGCTTTGAAGAGTTCAAAAAAGTGAACGATGAACGGCTGGACGAGGAACGCAAGGGCAACGAAGCCCGCGCCAAGGAGCTGGCCGAAACGCTGGATAAAATCAGCACCCAACTGACCGACGATACCAAGAAAAAGGAAGAGATGGAGCGGAAAATCAGCCTCCAGACCGACCGCTTGGAATTGTTGGAAGCACTCAACGATCGGCCTGCAATG